ATCGTATGGAGTTTTTAGAGGGCTTATTAAAATGACCTCTAACAATCATCAAGAAGAGAGTCTTAAAGCTGCTAAACGTGCAGAGATTGAGAGACTATGGTTTAACCAGGAAACAACTAATAAGGAGCTACTGGAAGCCTATAAGTCTCTTGATATTAAGGAGAATAAAGAGCCTAGTTAATTCTAGGCTTCTTTCTTTTTTTATTTTTTTTAGATGTTAGTTGCTTATTATCCTTAGCGAAATTTTTAATGAACCTTTTAAGAATTTTTTTGAAATGAATTTTTAACAGGTTCTTTATGAACCTAGTCCTAGATTATTAATTTTATGAA